AGCTGTGCCAGAGGCTCCTGCGCTTAAACAGGCTGATGAGGCTATGCCTGAGTATAAAGACAGTGACTTTGATGATGTTGACTATAACGAAGACCCAACACAGAACTTGTTTAAAGACTACTCTGACTATACTGAAGATATTCTATCTAAGGATAGTGATGTTGTTGGTAAGACCATTGATCAGTTTAAAGGTAGGAAAGTTTTAGACAATGCCATTAGTACAGTCAGGAAAGAACGTGAAGAAGCTTATGAAAAGATTAGCGGTAGTCCAGACTTCTTAGACTTCGACCCAATAGTTGTTTCAACAGCACTTGCTAAAACTCGTGAAAAAGTTTCAGATAGGTTGATGACCGCACGTAACATTGCTGTTGATAAGCGTAGTCCATTCTTTGCACCAGAGTTTGATATTGAGAATGCTTCTGCGAAAGAAGTGGATGACTTCTTCAAGCTTGCAACCACTGAACAAAAGAAACTTGATCAGCTTCGTTCTAAGTTTGAAACTCGCCCACCTGTTAGTTTGATTCATGGTCAAGAAGAAGGCACTGATACTGTTGCTAAGCTGGCTAAGAAAGGCTTCATGGCCCCTCAAAGCCGTGAGGGTAAACACTCTGAGCTTAATGTTGGCGCACCATCATTCACTAAAGACCCAAACATTAATGCCTTGATTCCTAAGTTTGGTGGCGCTGATGTGAAAGCATATGGTAGTGTCAACATCCCATACGGTGATTACATCTATCGGCGCATCAACATGCCAGCTAGTGTTTATGACGAAGCCAATCCGTATGGTGGTCAGCGACCAGCGTCTGCTTTGTTTACTTACAACCGTGCCATCACTGGTGCGCCAGACGATGCTGTTCCAATTAGTCTTCCAAAGGGATACCATCTGGAAAGCGAAGATATATTTCTTGAGGCTGATAAACTGAAGGCAATGGGATTCTCTCGACCAGCTGGACGAGGTGGTGATAAAGATGCGTTGTTTAAAATTCAGACAGCAATTGATATGAGAGATTCAACACCGAATAAGCTGTCTGCTATCAGTGATACGTATGCGGGTATCTTGTCTAAGAAAGACGAAAAGCGACTTCCAAGTGAGGTGCAGGTTTACTCTTTGTATAAAGACATTCGTGATTTGTTTAAGAATGAGATTGGTAAATCAGAATCTGTCGGCGTAACAGGTGGTGCTGGTTCAAGGTATGTCAATACTATTAGGGGTCTTGCTACAGCCGGTAAAGATTTAACACTGGTTGTTGATGGAAAGAAGTATCCGTTAACTGATGCTCTTAAGACTCTTGAATCAGAGCTTGATAGACTTTCTACCAAAAAGAATAATACAGTTCTTACTGAGAAAGCTGATAACATTAGACAACTAAGAATGTCTTTGGAAAATATCTCTAGTCGAACAGAGGGCGTACCTTCACCAGAAACAATATCTGCAACTTCTTTTAGAAAGGGAAGTAGTACAGATAAAATTGATAGTCTTAAAGCTGAGATGTCTAAGCTTGATCAGAAAATATCTAAAGAATGGGATGTTGATGTTATTGACGATCTGAAAATTGACAAGGAAATCTTGCAAGACAGGATTGATATGTTTACAAAAGCAATCATACCAAGCGAACGAGTATCTAAAGATAAGATTATGAAGATAACCGATAAGCTAGCTAAGGGTGGTCTAGCAAGCCGTAGGTAATTGTTGATAAGTACCGACAAAAAGAAAGGGAAGCCGATGAAGCTTCCCTTTTTAGTTTCTATTAAAACAACTCAAGTAATTGCGTTGTTGATTCTTTGATTAGAGTTTCATTCTTAAACGGATACATGTCTGGGATAGCCAACACATGATGTTCCATGTTGTCGATCTGTTCAGCATGCTCATACCGTGCAGCAGTGAGTGCGTTAGCATCAACAAACAACACAACGTCTGCCCATTTGAGTTGCACATCATCAAGCACAATCAAAGCATAATCACTTGATGTGCCAACTGCTCTGGTGTTGAAGTTGAATGGATCGTTAGACAAGATCCAAGCCAGTGTAGGGCTACGTAGCAACCCAGCGGAACACACACACAACACTTTCTTTGCTGTCCCTTGATGGGGATTGCTCATGTTGTGCATACGGTTTAATGAAGACATGCTTTAATCCTTTCGATGTTTTCAAAGTAGGCGTAGTCGAAACCCTTCTGCCATTCTTTACCAGCCATGCTGTCAGGGTTGTAATGATTGGACAACCATCCTTTGTAGAAAGCATGATAGCCCTGATCTGCTTGAATACGCAGAGGTGGAAAGCGTTCTTGTTTAACTTGCATCTTTGTTCTCCATAAGTTTCTCAGCCATCAAATATCCCTCAAGCGGCCACAGCTTATTGAGGGCGTCTTCATACGCATACTTCTCACCAGTTGCAGCATTGAACTTGCTAGCATCTACACAAGCGCTTTGACCAGTGACAACATACCCGTTCTTCATGTACAACAAACACAGAGTTAGTGTGCTATCTGGCACTGTTGTGTACACAACCTGCTTAATCTTTGCTGACATGCTAGTGATGTCTACGGCTGTCTTCTTTGTTGGTTCGTTTGGTTGATTCACAGGGTGTCCTTTAGTTGAGAGATTTTAAGATTGTAACAATCGGATTTTACGGTGTAGCCATTGCTGGTGTCAACTGTACCTTTCTTCATGAAGACTGAATCTAGCATGTACTGTTTCTTATCGTACACACCAAGATACCAGCCCACTGTGAAGTCATTCTTGACACGAACAAAAGCATAGTAGTCACACTCTTGTTTAGTATTGAGGCCAGCAATAGAACACTCATACATTTCCAATGGCTTAACACTAGTCTGCTTTGTCTTCACATCAATGGTCTTGCCTGATGGTAGTACAAGATCGTAGTCGTAGGTATTGATAAGCTCACCACCTAACACCTGCTGTGCAATTGCTTCACCAATGAATCCAGCGATGTTGCCAGCCCCATTGATAATGCTGTTGCGCAACCTACCCATCTCTGCTGCTTTGTCTCTTGCTTCGACAAGCATGTTAGCGCTGATAGCAACTTCAATCATTTGTAATGTCCTCCAAGTCACATATTTCGTCCATGTCACCAATGTATATCTTAATGAATGGGAGCAAGACTATTACCCCTGTGAAACCATACAAGCAATGCTTTTCTCCGGTGTCAACAATGTGGCAGATGTCTTCGTTGAATTCAATATCAAAGCCTAAGCCTTGTCTAAGTTGAGCAATGATCATGATGTTCCTTCGTCGTCGTGTGTCGTCTTGGCAATGATATAGTTCTTCACCAAGCTGCTTCGTACAATATCTTCCATTGAGAATTCAAATCGGCTGAACTCTTTCATGCGAGAGACAATGGAAAGAAACTTAGGCAAGCCTGTCTTGTCATCCTTCTTACGCAAGTCAAGCTGTCGAACGTCACCACAGAAGATGATCTTGCTGGTGTGTCCCACGCGGGTGATGATGGTGTCAAGCTCTTCAAAGTTCATGTTCTGAAACTCGTCAACTAACAAGATTGAATTGGTGAAGGTTGTTCCACGAATGAACGATGTTGAAATGAACTCAGCATATCCCTGCTCAACCAGTCTGTCCCATGCATCCTTGCGATTGAACAAGTCTGATGTAATCTGGCGATATGGCTGGATGTATGTCTCCATCTTCTCGTCAGCACTACCGGGTAAGTGTCCCATTTCACGGCTCTGTACAGCGCTACGTACAACAACAACCTTTGTGTATGGGTTGCTCTTGTCCATCACTTCTTCCAAAGCTTTATACAAAGCAATGTAGCTCTTGCCTGTACCAGCTACACCATGCAAGCACATGAAGTAGTCACCAGCTTTGTATGCGTCAAAGAACTCACGCTGCTTTGCTGTCTTAGGTTGAATGGTTGTTAAGTCATCAAGCCTAATGCGTAGGCTGTTTGTCTTCTTGTCTGGCTTTGCCACATCAAGGGGTTGTTCAATGTGTGCAATCGGTTGTCTACGTTTCGTTGCCAATGTATTTCCTAAGAGTTAATGAAGCCCCCATTATAGGGGCTTTGTGTGTCAGAGATTTGACAGTGTTTTCATTTCTTTCAACAGGTCGTTTAGTGGTGCAGTCTTCATAGCTCTGCAACAACTAATCGATATTGGATGAAACATCCTACCACTATCACTTTCCTCTTGAACGTCTAAGTAGTTTTCAAAGAAGTCCTTTACGCATTCCTTGAGTCGTTCGTCGTTCGTCATGCTGCCTTACCCCACACATCATCCCATGTACCAGTGGTAGCACCCTTGCTGTAGTCTGTGACACGCTGTTCAAAGAAGTTTGTGTGTGATGTACCAAGCATGCCGTCAACCCAAGGCAGAGGGTTCTTCTTAATCTTGTACACACCTTTCATGCCCATAGAGATTAAGCGACGATCTGCAATGTATCGGATGTACTGCTTCACTTCTTCTTTGGTAAGCTTCTCAACTTCCAACATACCAAAAGCAAGGTCAATGAAATTGTCTTCAATAGCCACCATCTCTTCAGCGATTGCTTTAATCTGTTCAGGTGTAGTTTCTTCACGATGATGTTTAACATATTCACGATATACCTTAATCATACCTTCAGCATGTTGTGTCTCGTCAACAATAGACCAAGCGATAATCTGGCCCAACCCTTTCAGCTTACCATTACGTGCGAAGTTCAGCAACATAACGAAGCTTGAGAACAACTGCATGCCTTCACCGAATGCACTGATGGTTGCAATCTTTGCTGCCATTGGCGCATCATCAAGACGCTGTACATACTCATGCTTCTCAACCATTTCCTTGTGTTCTAAGAACTCGTTGTATGTGGACTCTGGTAGTCCCAGCGTTTCAATCAGATGGGCATATGCTGCCACATGCAAAGCTTCTCGTGAAGCAAAGCCTGACAACATCATCTTCACTTCTGGTTGTTTAAACACAGGGATGTAATGGTCATGGTAGCCACTACCAATATCAAGATCACCCTGTACAAAGAAGCGCAAGATCTTTGTCAGAAACTCCTGCTCATCCTTCTTTAGTTTCTTGTAGTCTTTAACGTCTTCAGACATTGGCACTTCTGTGTGCAGCCAATGACTCTGCTCATGTTGCAACCAAGCATCGTATGCCCACGGGTACTTGAATGGTTTGAATGTAATACGCTCTTCAGTAATGTCGTTTTGTTTGTTCATAGTAGTTTATCCTTCACAAGCCA